AAGACGTACCGCATTCTATGCCAGTGTTAACGCAAGAGAATTCCTCACGGATACGTCGGGAAACCGTAGGTTTTGGGTGATACCCGTGAAGACGATCAACTTCAACCACGGCATAGATATGCAGCAGCTCTGGGCCGAGGTGAAAGAGACGCTCTATGTGCCTGGCCAGAAGAATTGGTTTCTAACACCCGACGAACGGAAGATGCTTGACCGATCGAATGAAGGCTACCGCACGCAGTCTAGCGTTGAGGATCTGATACTGGAGCACGTTAGGTTTGATAGTAAGGTTACTGAACCAGTGCAAATGACTAAGCTGTTGCGTGACTTGGGGATCGCCAACCCGAGGATAACAGACTTCAAGGACGCCAATCGGGTGTTAGCAATGAACGGTGTGGAACCAAGGAAAAGTAACGGCAAAAAAATATACGACCTGGATTACACCATACCCAGCCAAGACCTCAATCCGGCACCTGGATACAAGAGCTGGGATGCATGAGCGGCCCGAATGTCTATCTGACGATCTTTATCTGGGACGGCCTCGACTACACTGGACCGAGCATTGTGGCGAAGACGCGGGCAGAAGCCGAGCTCATTTGTGAGGGTTTAAGCTGCCAAATCGTGCGCGAATTGACGAATGTGATAGTGGCAAATCAGGGCATGGTCACCCTGCATTAGTTTGATTTTTGGCGATGTGCAAGTTTGTATAAAGTTTGCAGCAGTGATTTTATGAGCGATAGGGAGAATTAACGTACCCTACCCTAGAGCTGTAACCTGATCTTAAACCCTTATGGCTACTGGGTTTATACTATATATAGGGTATACCCTTTATATATAAGACTATATTATAGAAGGAGTATAGTGCTATAAAACAATAGTTATACGCAGCCCAGAACGTATATATAGGGGGGAAGCGTACCCTGCCCCCTGATTTCGGGAGAGAGTGATGGATGAGGATTTATTTTTTGACTACGACAAGACGCTAAGCGATGAGAGAAATTTCACGCAATGGTTTATGATGAACTGCTCTGAGCGGGCTGAGTTTGGCGAGCAGGTCTACACGCAGGAGGAAGGGTTGAAAGTTTTCAAGCAGCTATTTTTTAGCAGGAGTTCGGATGGCGGGTAGACCGAAGAAGGACAAACCTAAACTTATGGCCGTGCCAGAGACCTTTGACAAGGATGATGAGTTTGGGATAACTGCTATGCAAGCGAGCTTCGTCTGGCATTACACCGAAGGTGCGTGTGGCCAGACAGTCGCCGCCAGAAACGCTGGCTTCGAGTTCCCAAGCAGCGCTGCCAACAAGATGCTCAACGGAACTGCTTTCCCGAAGGTTACTCGCGCCGTGCGTGTGCGCCAGGACGAGCTGGCTGAGAAGTACGCCATCACGCCGCAGAAGACCGGAACAATGCTCTGGAATATTGCTGAGACAGCATTCGGAGCCGGCCACTACAACGCCAGCGTCAGCGCAATCAAGGAGCTGAACCAGCTGGCCGGGCTGTCGGTCAACCGATCGCAGAACATCAACATCAATGCAGACCTCAATACCATGAGCAAGGACGACATTAAGGACCGGCTCTCGAAGCTTCTACGGGCTGAAGAGACTGAACCATCCGACAAAGATTTCTAGGGAACAGAACCAGTCACGGGCCCGTCTCCCGATCCGAGCCCCAAAATTCCAAACAATTCAAAATCCTCGCAACCATTTGATATTGCTAGAGTTATTGGCAGTTCGCCCAAAATACCAATCGTGTCCGCTCTGCCCATTGGGGTCACTGCTAAAAGTTGCAAGTATGTATACACTGCACCCTAGCGGCAGAAAGTGTTTGTATATCAATAGCTTACGATAGGGGTCCCTTGAGATCCGTTTTTTCCTGTGGTTTTTCTTTTATTTTTTTGCGGGCCCCCCGACAAATAGAAATCGGCGGTGGGTGTATAGCTATAGCTGGGTTCACCGCATAGAGTAACCAAAATTCTGTACCGCCCTTCAGATTCTCCGTATACTGCTTTTCCATGTCAGCATTGAGCCGCACCAAGGGCGCCACATTTGAAAGGACCGTCGTAAAAAAAATTAATAATTTTTTTGAGATCGAGGGTATTGATTTCAGCTGCAAGCGCAACCTGGACCAATATCAGATTGCGAACCTCACAGACATTGATATCCCGTTTCACTCTGTTGAGTGCAAGCACTACAAGGATGGCTGGGCTTACAAGCCGGAATGGCTGAAGCAGACGATTGAATCTGCTGGAGAAAAAATTCCCATTCTGATTTTTCGGTACAACCGAAAGCCAATACAGGTTTGTATCCCCATGCACGCCATAAATCCCGAATGGGAGGTAGACCCCCATTTAAATTGTGTCATTTCCTTAGACCAGTGGTTCGAGGTGCTGAGGCGCAATTGGGATGTCTATCGTTGCAAATATAGTTCAAGAATTTCATAATATAAATATGACTGAGATAAAAGACGGTTCTGTAGATAACATCGATATATTTGAAGAAGGTATGCCGTCTAACTTGCAGAAATTTGCTGACGGTGGTCCCGTAGACAGAGTAAAAGACTTCTTTGCCAGACAGATGGAGCGCAAAATAGAGCGAGACAGGATGATGGCTGAAGCACAACGTGCGGCCATAGAAGAATACGCTCCGTCTGCTGGTCAACTAGCAAACTTTGGCGGCATGTTGGCGCCAGGTATGGGCATCTACGACGCTAAGAAAGGTTGGCCATCTATGCCTGATAAAGACCAGCCGCTTTCAGAGTCTTACTCCGGCGAAAATTCCCGAACTCTGCTTGAAAATATAGAACGCGGAGGCTTTGGAGGTTATTTTGATGCCTCGATGCAAGGTTTAGGGGTCGCTGGAGATGCCATGTATGCATTGCCGCTTATCGGCGCCGTGACGGGACCAACGATAGGCACTGGTTTAAAAGCTGCTGGCGCTGCGGGCAAGCTGATTAAGAGTGGTATAGGTGCCTTATCGAGAGGCGGAAATAAAGGGGTGCCTACCTTAATCCGAGAGTATGACGCTAGATTTGACCCTAGAGTGCGTGAGATTGATCACCTTAATAACCTAAATTACGATATTGCCACTAGATCAAGCGCAAATAACCCTGATGCGCTGAGATTATCAGACCTTGAGGGTGAGGACTTTGTAACATCAATGGCGGATCGCACTAGGGCTGGCGGGGTTGTTCTCGGTATTGATGATGTTCCTTTGTACCGCGCAGTAGATCTTCGTGGCGGTCAGGGCTTTATGTTTGAGAATCCAAATCAGGTATGGGCTTCTGCACAATCGCCATCTAAAAAAATATTAGAGTTGGCTAAAACGGCAAAAACGAAGTCAGGCAAAGATCCTTTGTTCATACCTTGGCGTATGGCCCCAACAGGTGGTGATTTCTCTACTACTACTGGTGAGCTCATGCTTGGTTTCGCTGCGTCTAATATGAATAAAGCCACAAAGAAAGCTCTAGATAAGGCTATCAGGGCGTACAAGACCAAAGGAGTTATGGTTGAAGGTAAGCGCGTTGGGGCTGGCTTACAAATAAAAGGTTGGAAAGGCGTTGACGATGCTTCTTCGGTTGAGATATGGAGAAACACACCCGACAGTGTGCGAAAGGAATTAATGAACATGATGGATGTCGGATTCAGAAATCAAGGTGGACTATCCATAGGGGCGGCCAGACTTATAAACACTGATCCTCTTCAAGTTATGGCTAGAGATGCTGGCATTCAGAATGTTGGCCGCATTGCGGCGAATCAGAAAATAACGCCATCGACCCACCCGTCATATCCTTTTGCAGTGCCTGGTGAGGGCATAGGGTCATTACCAGGCGCCGGTCAGGCAACTATATTTGAGATGCTTCCAGGCGCTCAGTTTGGTAAAGCCCAGAAAAATGTTGTAGACGCTGCTAATCCTACTTCTAGAGAAAGAAGGGCGCTACAGATGAAACCCTATGCCGGCACAATTACCGAGAAGATTTTACGGCGAATGGAGGACCGGGGTGTAGACATTAACTCTCTTACCGGACTCGCACCAGGCGCCCTAGCATTTACACTGATCAGTGGTTCATTGATAACGCCGGAAGAAGCGTCAGCCGGTGGCTTAGTTGAGATTGCAGACGCGCTGTCAATTAAAGAAACCCAAGGCACAAACTACGCCGCCGGCGGCGTTCTGGAAGGAGTAAAAGACGGTTCTGTAGACAACATCGATATATTTGAAAAAGGTAATGCTGACCAAGGCATGTATCGCCTTGATGGCAGCATAAAATCTGCCAGAGGATTTATAGGCCCAATTAAAAATCTGGTCACTGGTGGCACTATGACTGAGTTTTCTACTGACATGAATGTTGGTGACACAAGCGTTTTAATTCCCACTATGGTTCCTACGCTGTCTCAGGAAGAAATAGAATACATGCAGTACATGGAGCCGGGGAAAGGGTGGGATATGAGTAACCCTATTACCGGAAGAATCATTGATAAAGCCAGAGCGCATGCAAGAAAACGCATATCTGACGGCATGAGTCCTTTCTATCAGGATGAAGAAGGAATGCCGTCTAACTTGCAGAAATTTGCTGACGGTGGTCCCGTAGACAACATCGATATATTCGCTTACGGCGGTGAGTTAACGCCGTAGGTATTGGCGGCTTACCTAGAGCGCGCTAAATGTTCCTCGTGGTGAATCAGCTCGCCACCTAAAAAAACAATCATAACGTCTTAACACGAGCAATTTAATTTGTGCAACATAGTATAAAGAGTTGCAATTAACGACACGATAAGTATAATGGACGAATGAATGTAGCAGAAAACAAAGTTTTTTATAATCGAGTGCGCAGGGCTTGT